ATATTTTATCTATTAAACTTCCACCAATATCTTTTTTAGTGAATTTCATTGTTTTATCAATTGCTAATTCTAAGTCATCAGCAAATGCTTTGACTATTTCGTATGATTCTTTATTCAATTGTTGTGTAAATGGTTTGCTAAAAAACTGTGTTCTTTCTAATCCTCTTTGATATATTGATCTTTGAATTAAAAATGCTAAACTTTTTCTTGAAATAAACTTTCCGTTTTTTCTAGCTGCCTTTAATGGCTTTCTAACAATCCACCTATCAATTGCACCTCTTGGGGGCATCTTAGTTGAAAACTTGAAAGGACTTCCTTGTCCTCGCATTTTTCCACTACCTTTGAATCCTCCTGCACCCTTAACTCCTTCATCTACAAATTTCCAATAATCTTCTGCACCCCCAAATTCAAATTCTAAAGTAACAGAAGAATCTGATGCTGTTACTAAATAGTCAAAATCATTGTATAATGTATTTCCACTTGTTTGCTTTTTTTTCTTTTTTAGAATAGACCTTCCTTCCTTGACTACATTTGCGCCAAGTTTTTGCATTGCTTGTATGGTGTTTTTAAACTGCATTAGCTATTAGGTGAAATTGGAACAAGACAAAGATCATTAGTATTAGGAACTTGCACACTTATGTTTGCAGCCCAACCTGTCAAAGTATTATCAAACCTTGCTGTAAATGGTTCTGCGTTAATAGGAAGGCTTAAAACAACGTCATTGTCAACCCAAGAAGTAGAATAAAGATTTTGGTGGAATTCATTTATTACGTCTTGTATTATATTTAATGTCTGTGAATAAGTGTTAACACGACTAACTCTTTGGTTATTTGGTTCATCTCCTAATTGGTCGCTTACCATATCCATAACATAAATAGAAAAGTTATAAGTTAAAACGCCCTTGTCTACAACTACTGTTCCTGGTTCAGCATATAAAATAATATAATCAGTCGCACCGAGTTTATTTAAATCTACTTCATCTAATTGTCCAGAATGGAAGCTGTTAATTTGAAAATGTTTTTCAGCAATGGTTTCTAAATATCCGACTACATTTCTAAATGTTATCATAGTTGTTTCTTTGTTTATTATTGTGATCTTGCGTATATGCTAAATAAGTCAATGTTTGCAAAATCGGTATTCTTGTTATTTTATCAATATCTAAAATGCTATTAGCTAAACTGTATAACACATTATACCAACCCCACTTGCTCTGCATACTTACGCCTTTTGTTGTTTCATTTCCTGTTTGCTCAAAAAGTTGTGCGAAGTCTTGACTAATTGTTCGCCTAAATTCAAAAAAAAACCTAACGAACTTAACGCTATATCCATTGGACAATCCTTAAATAATTCTTCTTTAAATTCATCAGGATTGTAGCTTTCAATAGTGTATCTTTCGTTTCTTTCAAACGTAACTTTTCTATATAGTATTGACATTATAATATGTAAATTCTCAATAGGGTTTTTACAATAGGTTTCAAGGTCTATGTATTCTCCTGTCGTTATTCCAGATAAATTAGGAACAAAGCCGTATTTTTCTTTTTTGAACATAAATGTCTTCCTAAAATTTTCTTTGTCTGGTTCTGTATCAATCATTTTTTTTATTATGCTCATTATTTCTAATAAGTCTTTATAAGCCATTTTTTTAACTACAAAAGGACTAACATTGCATAACAACGCTAGACTCTTTATAACCTTGTTTTTCTCACTTCCTTTGCCTTCTTGTATTTCTACATATTTTTGATAGGTTTCTATAGTTATGTCTGACCACCTATCTGGAATAGTTAATTTAACTTCTTTCATTACTAATAAATATAAATTGTTGTTATTTGTTTTTACGAAATATAATATTTACCAGAATAAGACACCATCAGCTTATTTAATGCAACATATCTAACTGCATCAACTGCATGATTAAAAGCATCTATTGGCTTGTTTGTTATTTCGTTATTCTTGTTTTTAATCCACTTATAATTCCTAAATTCATTAATAGCATTTGTACTATTCTTTGTAATATGTATTTTAAATCTTCTTAATACATCAATACCCATATTTATAGAATCTGCTCCTTTCTTTGCAGGTTTTACATTAAATCCTAATCTATGTATTTCTTCTATTGATTTAGGTTCTGCACTATCTGCATATATTTCAATGCTTCTGTCTATTCCTAAGTCTTTAATCTTATGTGCTATGTCTTGATTAGTCAAACCCTTTTCATAAATCAGTTCATCAATATACAAATCTAAATCGTGTTTATATACTTTTACTAATGATGTTGGATCAGCAGAGAATCCAAAGTCTAATCCTAATGCTATTTCTGATGCGTTTTCTGGAATGCTATCAATTATATTAAATGAAGGGAAAATGGTTTCAGTCGCGACCCCTCGTTGACCTTCACCAAAGACCCTCCATAAGTTTTCATCCACTTCTTTTAATCTTTCAATTTCTGATACTGTTGTTTTATCTAAGAACGGATTGTCCTTATATGTTGATATATGAAAATCTACGTCATCTCTATTTGCATCAATTATCTGTGTATATAACCAATGATACTCGTCAGACGGATTAAAGTCAATGATTATTTTAAATGTAGTTCTTAATGCAAGTTGTGTGTATTCTTCAAATCCAAATTCATTACATTCGTTAAGAAATAGAATATCACGTTTACGCCCTCTAACTCTCGCAGGTTGGTCAACGCTTATAAACTCAAAGTAATTGCCGTAGAGTGTGTATAAGCTGTTAGATTTATTGTGTAGCTTTTCGTCATATAGATTTTCTTTTTTTATAATATCAAAAAAATCTCGCATTGCTGTTCCTCTTAATGCAGGAAATGTTTTTCTAGCTATTGTGATATAAAGTCCTTTACCTTTATTCTTATAAGCAAATTCAATCAATGCAAGTAGAATAGAATATGTTTTTCCTGATCTTGTTCCACCTTGTAAAACGCATATTCTTTTAGATGAGTTTTTTACATCATAATATGGTTTAGCTTGTTTCTTCATCTTCATTGATCCAAGAAGGTGGCGTTGCACTTACATTAACATTCTGATCTGGCAAACCCTCTATTCTGTCTAGTATTTCTTTTATTGCTTTTAGCTTTTCATTGTTGTTACTATCCTTATGGAACGCTATTTGTATTAACATCTTAGCTATTGGCGAACCGAAGTCACCAACACCACCCATATTAGTATCCTGCACAGATAGTAATTCCTTTAATACTGTTGCTACATTTCTACGCCCTTTTGGTCGACCATTCTTTTTTGGTTGGTTAGTAGAACTAAACTGTGTTGCTTTGTTTGGAAATTTATTCATTGTGTCCGTTTTTATTCCGTTATTTTATTTGCCTTTTGTCCTGTAAACTGTTCCCACCTTTCAATAATTACATCACAGTATTTAGTATCTAATTCCATTCCATAACATATTCTATTTGTTTTTTCACAAGCTATTAATGTTGAACCACTACCAAGAAAAAAATCTGCAACCAAACCTTTTGGAGGACAACTGCTTTTAACAACTCTTTCGCATAATGGTATGGGTTTTGGTGTAGCGTGTCCACCTTCATTGCCTTGTCTAATATGTCTTTCAAAGTGCCAGACATTATTAAAATTGTCGTGTATATTGTTAAAATAAGCTCTTGTAGAATAGTATTCTTTTTTTAGTTCTTCGTATTCTTTTTTTAGTTCTTCGTATTCTTTATTAAATGCTCTTCCGTTTGATGCTTGTTTTATTGTGTTATAGTGTTCTTTTGTTGGAAACAACCATTGACTTTTAGACCAATAGTGCATGTGGGTTGATGTTGTTAATTCTCTTAATTTTTTATTATTCATTCCACTTTTTTCTTTTTCTTTTATTAACCAACTTCTTATGCTTTCAAATCCTTCAAAATAATTATCTGAATTGTTATTAAAACCTTGAACACCCAACATAACAAATAAACACTTCTCATCAGCAGTTGCATAACTTCTAGTTAAGTCAGAGTTTTGACCTTGACCACTACCCTTATCCCAAGTTATTAAATTTCTAAATGTTGCCTTTTGCTCTTTTATAAAAGGTTTTAAAATGTTGCTATATATATCCATAAGGGGTTCATCTATTCCCCAACAATACCAACTTCCATTTTCTTTTAAATATGTAAACTGTAATAAAATCCATTCTTTATTAAAATTTAATAAATCATTATAATTAAGATTGTCATTTATAACACCATCTTTTTCTTTTTTCATTCCATAAGGTGGGTCATTGTGGGCTACATCTGCTTTTTCTCCATTCATTAACTTTTCAACATCACTTTCTTTTGTGCTATCTCCACACATCAATCTGTGTTTTCCAAGTTCCCAAACATCACCTAATTTTACTCTGCTTTCCTTTACTTCTGGTATGTGGTCATCTTCTGTGTTGCCTTCAACTATTTTGTCTATATTAAAACCAAAGTCAATATCCTTAAAACCCCAATCTTTTAATTCTTCTATTTCAAATTCATTTGCAAGAATATCCATATCAAATTCACCACCACTTTTATTGAGTCTTATATTTAATTCTCTTTCTTCTTCTTTTGTTAAGTCTAATACAACACAATCTATTTCTGTATGCTTTAAGTCTTTGCAAACTTTCAGTCTTTGATGACCCCCAATAACTGTCATATCCTTATTTATAATAATAGGATCAACTAAATCAAACTTTTTAATACTTTCTTTTAAGTCTTTGTATTGCTTATTGCTTATCTGTCTTGGATTGTAACTTGCAGGTTGTAATTTATTTATCTCTATCTTTTCTATTTTCATATTTCTTTAATCTTTTTTCTAATTCTATTAAACTATAAATTTGAACACATACATTTTCTAAATGTTTTATTTTACAATACATATTAAAGCATCTGTCCGACTCGGCTTTAATATGACAATCACGACAAACACCAATTAAATTTTCTATATAATCATTTTTAATTTTATTTCTACGTTCTAAATGGTGAATGTCTACTGCTACATCATTACACATTTCGCATAGTATGGTCGAGCTTTCATCATAGCCGAAAAAGTTCATATACACCTTAGTATGATTCTGCAACTTCCTTTTTTCTTCTTTTAATTTTAAAATCGTCTGTTGGACTTGCGACTACAAACTTACCTTTGCAAAAATAACAACAATTATCTTGCATTAGTGTCATTCTAACGCATCTACAACAGAATCTAAATATCTGACTCATTATCTTCTAATTTACAACTATTTACATAAACTTTAGCTAATTGCGCAACAGTTTGCTTTACACAACTACCACAACTGCTTGGTTTTTTATTAGCATTGAATACTTTATTATATAGCTTTACTAATGTTGCCTGATCCTGTCCACTTATTCTGTCGCCAATTCTAGGAAGAACAGATTCATATATTGACATTTCATCTTCTGTGAATTGTCTGACCTTTGCATAAGGAAACATTTTATTCAATGCTTCTTTTCTCTCACTACATTTACAGTCTATTCCTGTGACTTCGCTAATTTTATCAACAACCTTTTTTATGCCTGTAGCTTTTGTTATGCGTTCAATTGAATCGCCTAAACCTTTACTTTTTGTCATCTTTTATTGAATTTAAAAATTTATCTCTAATTGTTTCGTCATCTATTTTTTCTAATACCTTATGGATTGTAAAATTAACAGCTTCGTTAATCTTTATATCAAAACCTTCTTTTGTTCCTAGAACATAGGTTTTTCCTTTTTCATCGCTAAATGATACCATATTATATTTTTTAATCATATCAGTATCAGCTTTTTTTATTGCTCTTATTATTCTGCTTTTTTTCATATTATTGCTATAGATAAAAGTCCTAAACAAAACAAAGTAACTAATACAACAATTACATTTGCAATGACTTCTTCTTCTTGATCGTTAAACATTTTCTTTTTCTTTAATTAAATACTTCTTGACATTATTAATAGCTTTAAATAGTGTGTTTCTATTTATCTTGGTTGCTTTAGCCATACTATTCAAACTATGTTCTTCTAAATAATAAACTTTAAAAACCTGCGAATCAAACCAATAACAATCTTTAAGTTTTTCTTCAATCCAATCTAATCTTTCTTCTATTTGGTTTTTATCTTTTATAGTGTATTCTGTGTTGTCTGCTGTAATGCTTTCTATTGTGGTGGTGGTGTGATATTCATAATACTTATTGTATTTATAATAATAACGACTTGTTTTAGAATGGTATTGATTGAGCATTACTCTAGCAATGTAAAATGTTAATTGATTTTTTTTTATAATTTCATATATTCTTTCTTGATCGCATTTGTATAATTCTTCAATAACAAAACTTAATAAATCGTCTTTTCCTTTTTTACCTGCTATATTGAAAGCCATGTCCTTTAGCTTATCATAGTTTTCAATTAGGTATTTGTCTAACATATCTTTATTATAGAAGGTATATTTGCCTGTTTCATTAAATTATATTCTACACTTGAAATTTTGCTTGTTTCTATTTCGGTTATATTACCAAACCTACTATGTAGTTTCTTATAAATATATTCTACATCAGTTATTTTGTTTTTTTCTATCTCCATTATATTATCAAATCTACTGTGTAGTTTTTTATAAATATAATTTATTACGTTATTATCTTTTTTTAAATCTCGTAAAATAAAAGTAAGTTCTGCACCACTATCAAATAAAATTATCCACAAGTAGTTGTTTATATCAACATAATTATCAAACAATCTGTCTTTTCTTGAATTAAAAAATGTTCTTTTAACTTTCATCAAATAAATCTGTTTGTTTATAGTTGTTTTTATTTATATTTAAAACTGCTTCAAATATTGTTTTTCCAGCTTCATAGTCAACTAAATTTCTAGCAATTTTATTTTTCCTTTGCTTCCCTTTATATTTATTAAAATCATAATCATGGAAATTTGACAAAGCATCAATTAATTTTTTAGTTCTTGATAAGTCTGGGTTTTTTCTTGTGCTTAGTATTTTTGGTATTGTAAAATTTGTCCAATATAAATGTCTTTTTCTTTTTTCTGCTGGAATTAAAGTTTCATAAAAAGGAATTACATTTTCAACACAATATCTTCCATTATAATAATGCTTTAAAAAAATTATTTCTTGATACAAAGACATATCAGGGTATTTCATTTTTCTTTTATTTTTCATTGATATATTAATTCTACTGTGTGTGGGGCAAGGTGGACTACTCCAAATAAAATCAAATTCTTTATAATGGTCTAACAGATATTGGTGAGCATCTGCTATAATAACAGTGTCATTTGGAAATCTTTCTTGATATAATTTTGCAAGTTCTTCATCCCATTCAACAGCTGTGACCTGTATGTCTTTTTTAACTTCATTCCACTTGTATCGATTGCCACCAAGACAAGCATATAAATTCAATATCTTCATTCTATTTTTCCTTTTAAATAACGATTAATAACTTCTAAGGCTTCATCTATTCCTGTGCATATCTCAGCATAAAAACCTCTTTTTCTTAGTTGATCTCGCCAATATCTCTGTTCATTAGTTGCTTTATTATATCCAACTTTTAATTCTATTGCACAACCTGCATATAGTTTTTTGTCTATTTTTGAAATTTCATAAATAAACAAATCTGGAAATCCTTTTTTATATCCACTTTTTTTTGCTTTGATTCGTTGACTCATATGCACCTGATACTGTCCACCCATTGAGCCACAGTATAAAACATTCTGTAAGTCTAAGTATTTACAAACTGCTTTTTGTAATTCGTATTCTTTCATTTCTTAATCCATTTTTGCCCTGCATTTGGATTGTATTCTGTTACATATCCTAAATTTTTAAGGTGCTGTTCATATTCTTTTTTAGATGAATCGTCCATTCTTTTGAAAAGTAATGAATCAAAATAATCTGGAAATCTTGATTTTTGTTTATTAAAATTGTTATTTGACCACCTTTTCAATCTTCTGCTTATATCAAAAGTCTTTTCCATTTCTGCACGATATTTGCTACCAGACTTGTTTTTTTCAGTCCAATACAAAAAGAATGCTTTTTTATCTTCATCATTAATTCCTTCTATTGATTGAATGGATTTTTTAAAATCCACTATTCTTTCTTCTATACTTTTATTTACTTTACTTATACTCTTATTTACTTTACTAGTATTACGTTGGTAATTCGATTGTATTACTTTAGTATTATTCCACCTTTTATTTATGTTTTCTTTTGCTTTTTTTGACTTGTTATTAATTTCTTCTATATGATTATTTAAACGTCTTGAATAAAAGCAATTATCCTCAATAACAAACAAATCAAAATCTTCAATGACTTGCTTTAAAATTTTAGGATCACATTGTAAACCAAAAGCTAAAGAATCATAGTCTTCAATACAAAGTTTATTTTCTTCTGTAAATAATAATTCTAATACTGCCCAGAATACGCCATAACCTTCATATCCTAGCTTAGACCTTAGCTTTATAACTCTAATATCTAATCTTGCTACTGAATCGTGGTTAAAATATGTTTTTTTCATAATTAAAGAGTTAAGAAAATGCCTGTCCTAAATATAAGGATAAACTAACTAATAAAACAAGTATTACAGACAGGCACTTTCAGGATAATTTAAAATGGTGGATTATGTTCGTTAGTAATTGACTCAATGCTTTCTTGTTCTCTAATTCTACAATCTTTAATCATTAAAGTATTATAAAACTTTCCTTTGTATTCTCTACATTTAATATAAAAATCAATATCTACATATTGCCCTGCAGATAATTTTTTAGAGTGTTCAATTACATTAATAGAATTTTGTCCGAATAATTCAAATTGCATAATGTGACGAAAATCAGTAGTTGTTTCTTCTATTGTAATTAGCTTTTTAACAAAATCACCTTTATCTGTATTTATTTGTTGATCTTTAACTTCTGTTATTTTACCTTTTATTTGATACATATTTTTAATTTTTATTGATTATTAATTTTTTTTAAATGATTCGCTTTCATCTTCTCCAAAAACACCAAATTCATAAAACCCTGCTAATTTAAGGACTGCCCTTGACATTGCTCTTTTCTCAGCCATCTCCATTACATACCAACTGTTAGTATTTCCATCTTTGAAGGAATCTCCTTTTAATGCACTTCCAAATGTTTCTACAAATTTTTCATCTCCATCTTTTGTTATTTCACCTTTTGCTTTAACTACTGCGAAATTAGGTTCACATTTAATTACTTCATAAGCACAATAAATTTGCAAATTAGCTTGAATCTTTTCAATACCACTTCTTGTAATTATTGTGTAATGTTGATGTTTAAAAACATCTTCACTTGTTAAATTATTTTCTACAAATAATCTATTTAATATATCTTTTTTTGTTTCCATATCTATATATTTAAAAAATCTACTCTTAATTCTAAATTAAGAATTTTACATAATTTATCAGCTTCACTAAATTTCATTAATTCAGGTCGCTTTAACTTTGAAAGCATTGTTGGATATGATACGTCCATATATTCAGAAAGTTCTAATTTAGATACTTTATGCTTAAACATTGCATATTCAATAGTTTCTTTTAATTTATCATTCATGATTTTATATTTAAAATTATAGGACAATATTAATAAATCTTTTTTAACAACCAAACAAATTAATTTAATAGTTATTAACATTCCAATTGTTAATAAATAAAAAGAATTATTATGTTCGTGTTAAATTAATTTTATATATATTTGTGGAAACAAAACTATTAAAACTATGAATAAATCAATCATTCAATTAGCATTAGATGCTTTAGAACTTAAACTAATAAAACAAAGACAGGAATCAAAAAGAGAAGGAATGTTTTATGATGTAGAATCTATTAATGTATTATTAGAAAAAACAAGAGAGTATCAAAAAGAATTAGAAACAGAAGGTGAAACTAAAATTACTTTACAATGAGAACAATAGAAATAAAAGAAATAAATGTTTCAACTAAACAAGGTCGTTTAGATTGGTTAGAATACAAAGCTAAAGACGATTGGAAATTCTTAGGAGAAACAGGAATGACAATTTTGTTTGAAAGAATTACAGAAGAAGTTTCTAATTGTTGCAATGCTAAATTAATTGAAGAATCGGATGTTTGTTCTAAATGTAACGAACATTCTAAAATAATAAATATATGAAAAATTGGATAATTACAGGAAAAGGATATGTCAATTGTGGTGTTACTAACCCTTACAACCTAAATCTTGAAATAACAGATTTACAATATAAGTATAATGAAATTCGTTTAAGATCAACAGAAAAAGATTTAGAAAAATTTGTTTCTGAATTGATAAAAGATGAAGCATCTTTTAAACTTATTGGATATTTTGAAAAAGATTCAGAAGATCATTTAGACCATATGTATGGATCAAATAGAATGTTCAAACCTAAAAATCTATAATATGAAAACATTACAATTCGTAAAAACTAGCAAGAGTTATAATTCTAAACATGGTGGAAGCATATACTACATCTTTTTTAAAGGTATAGGGAAAAGCTATAGAACAGTATTATTTAGCAATATGCGTAACTTTAAAAATTGGAATAATATTTTAAACAAAGCTGAAAGAGGTGATTATATAGCTGATCTAAAAATGAAGTTATATAAAGGCAAAGAAATAGTAGACGCTGACAGTATGCCTAAGCTAATTACACAGCGTGAAATGCATGAAATTGATTGTGAGAGATTTGAGGATTATTACGGAATCCCACCACATTAATTATTTCAATTTTTCGATTAACCTCTTAAAGTCTTTTCTTATACCTTTAATGTCATAAACTTTTTTATGGTTTTTGTCATAAGTATAATAAGCACCCAATTGAAGTTTTTCTGTATATAGGTTTTTATCTTTCATAATTACTATTTAGATAACGTTGTTAATGGTTCTAAGATAG